CGCTAAAGGAACTGGGCTACGATTCAGCCACCTTATGGCCATAGCACCAAATGCATCGAGTTCAATCATCATGGGTAACACTTCTCCATCTATTGAGCCATATCGCGCAAACGCATATCGTCAAGATACGTTAAGTGGTGCTTCATTCTACAAGAATAGATTCTTGGATAAGCTCATTGTAGAAAAATGTAAAGAAGATGAGAAATTGCAATATGATGAGATTTGGTCTTCGATCATTGCAAACGACGGGTCAGTTCAACATCTAGAATTTCTCTCTGATTGGGAGAAGGACGTGTTTAAGACATCAATGGAAATCGATCAACGTTGGGTGATCGAACATGCGGCCGATCGTCAAGAGTTCATCGATCAAGCACAGTCCGTCAATCTTTTCTTTAGACCGAATATAAATATCATATATCTTCATGCCGTTCATTTTCTTGCTTGGAAGCGCGGCTTAAAGACGTTGTATTATTGCCGCTCTGAGAAAATTGGAAAAGCGGATAAAGTAGCAAGGAAGATCGAAAGACACATCATTGAAGAAATTGATATGAAGCAGTTAACCGAAGGAGAAGCCTGTCTAGCTTGCGAGGGATGATGGACAATAAAATAGTCTTATTGGCAGATGTTTATAGGATGCGCGAGGAAAAGCAAAAAGAACTTGCGTTCTATGAACAAAAGCTCAAAGAACTTGAGACTAAGTTATTCTTTCTTAACAAAGAGATACAGATAACAACTTTCATCATCGACATGATCGAACGTGAAAAGATACATATGATCGGACATAAAACAAATGATTAAAAAACTCGTAAATATATGTAAAAACCCATATGATTTATCTTTATATAAAGACACATAACGTTACCGGTCTAAAATATTTTGGTAAAACAACAAGAAAAGATCCTGTTACTTACACAGGTTCAGGTAAATATTGGAAAACCCATTTAAAAAAACATGGCAATAATTTTACCACTGAAATCATTAAAACTTTCTCAACAGAAAAAGAATGTTCATCTTTTGCAGTTGAGTTTTCTTTAAACCATAATATAATAGAATCAAATAGATGGGCAAATTTAATAAATGAAAATGGATTAGATGGTGCACCACAAGGAAATAAAATTTCTGATTCAGTTAAACAAAAAATAAGCAAGTCATTAATAGGTAAATCATTTCCAAAAACAAAATATATCATTAAAGAGCCCCATGACGAAAGATCCAAAAGATGTAGAAACATTACAAAAGATACATTTTGGGTGAACAATGGTGTTGAGAATCGCCGTGTTAAGAGTTTGATTGATGGATGGAAACACGGAAGAATACAAAATGGTAAAATTGGTGATATATTGATAGGAAGTAAAAATAATGGAAATAATACTAAAGGGCGTAAGATATACAATAATGGTAAAAAACATGCATATTTTTTTGAAGGCCAGCAGCTAGATGGTTGGATAAGAGGTAAAATGGATGGTTATCAGGGTGGAACTGGAGCAAATAAAAAAGGTAAAACAAATGAAATCAAAACAATTCAAAGAATTGAAGCTAACTGATGAACGATCTTATTTTAAGCCATTCAAATATCCTTTTTTTTATGATGCTTGGCTTAAGCATGAGCAGTCTCATTGGATTCATACTGAAGTCCCAATGATGGAAGACGTCAAAGACTGGAAGAAGAGGTTAACCCATGAAGAAAAGAAGTTTCTTACAAATATTTTTAGATTTTTTACACAAGGAGATATTGACGTTGCTGGCGGCTACGTTCATAATTACCTCCCTTATTTTCCTCAACCTGAAGTAAGGATGATGCTGTGTGGGTTTGCTGCTCGTGAAGCATTGCATGTTGCTGCATATTCACATCTGATTGAAACATTAGGCATGCCTGAAACAACATATAATGAGTTCATGCAGTATGAAGAGATGAGAGCTAAGCATGATTTCTTTACGCAGATAGCGGGTCAAGATGCAAGCACTATTGCTCAACAAATTGCTGCATTCTCCGCGTTTACTGAAGGTATGCAGCTGTTCTCATCTTTCATTATGCTACTTAACTTTCCTCGCCATGGAAAGATGAAAGGAATGGGTCAGATCATTACATGGTCTATCGTTGATGAAACAATGCATGCAGAATCGATGATCAAACTTTTTAGAACTTTTATTGAAGAAAACAGAGAGATATGGAATGATAGTCTCAAGTCTGAAATTTATAAAATCGCTGAAAAGATGGTTGAGCTCGAAGATCGATTCATCGACCTTGCATTCTCAATTGGTGATATGGAAAATCTCACTGCTGCTGATGTCAAGCATTATATTCGCTATATTGCTGACCGTCGCCTCATTTCTTTAGGATTGAAAGGAATATTTAAAGTTAAAAAGAATCCTTTGCCTTGGGTTGAGACGATGATCAATGCACCTATTCATACAAACTTCTTTGAGAATCGTGCAACCGATTACGCAAAAGGCGCCTTATCAGGATCATGGGAAGAAGTATGGGCAGCTTAGTTACACAATTAATAGCAGAATACAGTTATTATATATTGTGTGTAACTGTCTTAGCTTTTGCATATCTTTTAAATCGTATAAAATGAAATAAATAATATCATCTAAGAGGATGATATTATGTGGCTCTACGAAGAAAAAGAAATAGACTATGAACTTGTGAATGAATACTATGGGTTCGTTTATCTGATAGAAAATATCGAAACAGGTAAACGATACATCGGCCGTAAGTACTTCACCAAAGCTTCATCCAAACAAATTAAAGGTAAAAGAAAAAGGTGCCGCAAGGAGTCTGATTGGAAAGACTACTGGGGCTCTTCTTCACGTTTACTTTTAGACATTGGAAAAGAAGGCCAAGATAAATTCAAACGATCGATCTTGCGACTGTGTAAAACAAGAGGTGAATGTAATTACTGGGAAGCCAAGCTTCAATTCATACATAACGTATTGGAAACTGACGATTACTACAATGATAATATAATGATGAAATTTACACGCAATAATATTGGAATTAAAAAATGATAGTTATTGATACTCCAAAAGTAGCAAGTCTCAATACAAAATATGGTTTAATAAATGTATTTAAAGGAGATGATCCTATTGGAACATGCCTGCACTTATATGGAGAATGGGCCGATCAAGAATTTGATGTCATAGACAAACTAGTAACGGAAGAATCGTGCTGTATTGATTTAGGTGCAAATGTAGGAACACACACCGTTTGGTTAGCACAGCGATGTAATAAGAATTTTATATTTTCATTTGAACCACAATTTTACATCTTTCTGCTACTGAACAGCAATATTGTAATGAACAACTGCTTTAATATAGTACCAATAAGATCATTTGTAGCTGATAGAAATGATTTCATTAAAACAGTTATTCATACTCCTAATTATGAAAAATTCAACTATGGTGAATTCAATATCAATAGCGTTGATGAAACGTCTAATCTTAGCACTCAAATCATGCGGTTAGATGATGTTGATTTTCTTGGGAAAACAATTGACTTTATCAAGATGGACTGCGAAGGAACTGAAGTACAAGTTATAGAATCAGGTAAACAACTGCTTACAAGAGACAAACCACACATGTACATTGAATTCAATGGAATAGAAGGAAACGATTTAGTTTTAAAAGCCATTAAAGATTTAGACTATAATTGTTATTGGCATGTTTATCCTAAGTTCAATACTAACAATCATAACAAACATAATGAAAATATTTGGGTCTATTCTCACATAAAGTGTAACCAAGAAAACATACCAAAATTCTATGAATCAAATATGATCTGTATTCATAAAGAAAAAGATGATGGCAGATTTAAAGACTTTGAACAAATTGAATTAGGTGACGGACTAAAAAAATACGTCATTAGACATGGTCTACTAGAAGAATAAAACGTGGCTAAGTGGTATAAGAGAACCAAAAGAGGAGGTACTACATATACCACTTACCAAGATGGCAGTAAGCCAACTACTTGGTCTCAGTCATATAAAGACGGATCTACCCGCACAACATATACGCATCGTGGTGGAAAAACCACTGTCACTAAAACCACTAAACAAGGTGGTTACACTAAAGTAGAAAAGCATGTTGCTAATAAGAAACAAAAACCAATTAGGTATAAATTACCTACAACAATAAAATATGGTAAGTCTAATTACAAGCAATTTAAACCAATAAAAACTAAATGGGCTAAACCATACAGGACAAGAAATACAAGAGGTCGTAGAGGAAGAGCAGTATCCATTTCTTTTAAAACTTTATTTTGGTTTACTTTGTTCTCTTTTTCTCCATTTATCATTGGTGTAATAGAAGAATACGTATCAACCATATACATATTTTTTAATAATTGATATAATTACTTTATAATGAAAATACTGCCCATAGCTCAGCGGATAGAGCAACAGCCTTCTAAGCTGTTGGTCGGGGGTTCGAGTCCCTCTGGGCAGGCCAAACAAAGCGGCTGTGGCGGAACTGGTTTACGCACAGAACTTAAAATTCTGCGACAATAGTCATGTGGGTTCGAATCCCACCAGCCGCACCAAACAATAACGCTCCTGTAACTCAGTGGTGAGAGTGTCCGGCTTATATCCGGTTGGTCGGTGGTTCAAATCCATCCAGGAGCACCAATTTAAACGGGCCTTTAGCTCAATTGGTTAGAGCAGGTGACTCATAATCACTTGGTTGGGGGTTCAAGTCCCTCAGGGCCCACCAAAGACGATGCGCCGTTAGCTCAGTTGGTAGAGCAGTAGACTTTTAATCTATTGGTCACAGGTTCGACCCCTGTACGGCGTACCAAATTAGGGATATGGTGTAATGGTAGCACAGCAGACTTTGACTCTGTTAGCCGAGGTTCGAGTCCTTGTATCCCTGCCACATTATTAGGTGTTGATATGAAAATTTATATTGGTCCTTACAAAGATTATATAAGTCCATACGCGATTGTTGACAAAATATTCTTTTGGCAAAATCGATACAGGGGCGATGATATTTTAGACCGCTGGGATTACAAACTAAATAATAAGATTAGTAAGTTTTTAAGCGGTAAAAATGATGATTCATGGCTATCTAAGTTATGCCAATGGATTCATGAGAAAAGAGAACGTACAGTTAAGATTCATATTCATCAGTATGATACTTGGAATATGGATACTACTCTTGCATTGATTATCGTTCCAATGCTTAAGCAACTAAAAGCGACTACTCATGGTTCTCCAATGTTGCATCAGCATGAGCAAACATCAAACGGTTCATCTCAATATTGTTTTCCTTTCTATGCAGAAGGGGATCAAGAAGCATGGGATCAAGGGCACAAACAGTGGGAAGAAATGCTTGATAAGATGATTTGGTCATTTGAACAAGTTAACATAAACTGGGAAGAACAATTCCAATCTGGAAAAACTGATTTTTATTTTGAAAAGATTGAAGGAACTGATCAGCCTGGTTGGGCAGCTAAGCTTGGACATACTAATTACAGCGAAATGAAGCATGGTCCTTTGCATACATATAAGTATGATCATGAAGGTGCAGCCAAGCACATGAAACGTATGCAAGAAGGATTTGATTTGTTTGGTAAATACTATAGAAACCTATGGGATTAATGAGGAATACACAATGAAAGAATTTATTATTAAAGATTACCCTGATACTTTCAATACAATTAATGATTATGAGGTCATCGTAAAAATTGACCCACAATCTAATTTGAGTGATGTATTGGAATCATTTGAAAGATTTTTGCAGGCGTGTGG